TCAGGCCTCCTCAACGTCGTGATACTCTTCGCACGCCTGCAGCGTGTTCTGGATCAGGGTGGCGACGGTCATCGGGCCAACGCCGCCGGGAACCGGGGTGATGTAGGACGCGCGTTCGGCGGCATCTTCATACACCACGTCGCCGACCACTTTGCCGCTTTCCAGACGGTTGATGCCGACATCGACCACAATCGCCCCTTCTTTAATCCACTCGCCAGGAATAAAGCCCGGTTTGCCCACCGCGACGATCAGCAGGTCGGCGTTTTCGACATGATGGCGCAGGTTTTTTGTAAAGCGGTGGGTGACGGTGGTGGTGCAGCCGGCCAGCAGCAGCTCCATGCTCATCGGGCGACCGACGATATTGGAAGCGCCAATGACCACCGCATTGAGGCCGTAGGTGTCGATATTGTAGCGTTCCAGCAAGGTCACGATACCGCGCGGAGTGCACGGACGCAGGCGCGGCGCGCGCTGGCACAGGCGGCCAACGTTGTAAGGATGGAAGCCGTCGACGTCTTTATCCGGCGCGATGCGCTCGAGAACTTTGACGTTATCGATCCCTGCCGGCAGGGGCAGCTGAACCAGAATACCGTCGATGGTCTTATCGGCATTCAGAGTGTCGATAAGCTCCAGCAGCTCGGCTTCGCTGGTGGTTTCCGGGAGATCGTAAGAGCGGGAGACGAAGCCCACTTCTTCACATGCTTTGCGCTTGCTGCCGACATAAATCTGCGAGGCCGGGTTGCTGCCGACCAGCACGACGGCCAGCCCAGGGGCGCGTTTTCCGGCCGCAACGCGAGCCTTCACTTTTTCCGCAACCTCAGAGCGTACCTGCTGCGCAATCGTTTTACCGTCAATAATTTTTGCTGCCATCAGAGAGAGGATTCCATCTGTATCTTTACGAAAGGGGGATGAGGATATTTTGTCAGAAGCGGGCCTCGCTGTCAGTCCTCGTTTGCTGTTTTATCCTGTCTGAGGCTAATTTAGCCTGTTATGACCATGGTTATTACATGGTTATTGGTGCGTTGCGCCTGGCCACTGAGTCGATTTACGCGCGCATTAGGCCCGGCGGTATGCTTCTTGTACAGTTGGTGGAGGATATTTCGCCAGCGTCGTATAAGCCCCGCAGTTTCCTGGCAAAATGGATTGACTCAACCGACGTGGACCGTATAATTCCACGCGTTTCACTCCGCGAAGCACTCGCTTCTCAGGGCGCCCTTAGCTCAGCTGGATAGAGCAACGGCCTTCTAAGCCGTAGGTCACAGGTTCGAATCCTGTAGGGCGTGCCATTAAGAAACAGTAACTTACGCCAGTTTTAAACCAGCCTGATTTCCTCCCTGTGTCGTATTTGTGTCGCTAGCGCCAAAAATGGCGTCAATTTTTCGTGCGTGTTCGGTCAGGTGGTTCGGCGCCAGGTGAGCATAACGGCGTACCATCTCGATGCTCTCCCATCCTCCCATTTCCTGTAAAACAGAAAGCGGGACGCCGGACTGAATAAGCCAGCTCGCCCAGGTGTGCCGGAGGTCGTGAAAACGGAAATCCTCGATCCCCGCTTTTTTCAACCCGGCGCGCCAGGCGTTATTGTCATCCACCCGCATTTTTCTCACCGCGGGCGTCAGCGTTCCATCCGGGCGATGTTTTGCCGTGGTGTGAACGAACACCCACCGGGAGTGCTTCCCTATCTGATCCCTTAATACCCTGCATGCGGTATCATTCAGAGCTACGCCAATCGCCTTGCCCGCTTTTGCGTTCTCCGGATTTACCCATGCAACCTTTCTCTGCATATCGACCTGCTGCCACTCAAGCCCGATGATGTTTGAGCGGCGCAGGCCGGTTGCCAGTGCAAATATCACCACTGGCTTAATGCTCTCCGGCATGCACTCGATCAACCGTTCAGCTTCTTCTCTGGTCAGCCACCGTATCCGCTTACTGATAGGCTTGCGGGTTTTGATAACAGGGGCTGTTTTTATCCAGCCCCAGTCATTCGCAGCAGCCCTGAGAAGGGAGCGAATGAAGGAAAGGTGTTGCGCCTTCGTCGCCTGAGAAACCTGCCGTGGCTTGTACTCCGGAACCGGCTTACCCTTCCTCAACGCGGCATCACGTTTACTCTCCCACACCTGCAGGTGCTTACGGTTGATCATCCCGTTAACGGCTTCGTGGACTTCCTCAACTGTTATCTTCGAGACATCACGGCCGGAAAAATGCTGCAGCCAAAACTCAATTTTGGTTTTGTCATCATCCAGTGATCGCTTATGGTCTTTCTCCCGCAGCCACCGGATACAGCATTCTTCAAAGGTTCTGACGGGCAGGTCGCCGATCTGGTCAACCCGCCACGCTTCCGCCTTCAGCTTGTCGTGGAGCTCCTGAGCCTGCTTTTTGTCCCCCGTGCCAAGAGATCGCCTAACTCTTTTTCCTGACGGCGTAAAGAAATGACAGTGCCACACGCCGCCCCTGAGGGTGATTGACATAAAACTTCTCCTTTATGTTCACCCGCGTTCGCGATGACAGGATCGCGCGGGGTTTTCAAATATGCAATACACGCCGCCTCGGTCGTTCTGTACTTGTTGCCGACCTTGCGGCCGGCGAGTTCTCCAGAATCAATCAGGCGGTAGATCACCCGAGCCGACACGATGAGCAAATCGGCGGCCTGCTGTGCTGTTATCGGTTTGTCAGACGCCATATTTCCTCCCGATTACGCCGCCAGCTGGGCGCGCAGTTTCTTAATATGTTCGCTCTGCTCCAGCTCTGCCTTTATCTGCTGGGCCTCTTCGTGAGAGAGCGGCTCGAAGTCATTGTTAAAGCGGTCTATGCTTGCGGTGTTGATCCGCCCCTGGCGCCAGTAGCGAACCGTCTTGTCGTCGCTGCTGGCGATAATTACCGGCCATCCGTGGCAATCGGCAAAGATCTGACCTCTCTGAATTAGTTTGAACATCACGGCCTCCGGTGTTTACCGCGCAATTCCTCTTCTTCCTGGCAATCAGCGCAGCGCTGACAGCCAGCCACCAGTTCCCGGCGCCGCTCGGGTATTTCTTCCCCACAGTCGCAGCAGTGAGTAGCCGAAACTGCGTTATGGTTGATGCGCATGTTCTGGATGGTCATTTCCAGCCGGCGCTCTGCCAGCTCGTTGGCCTGATCGATGATTTCTGCGCTCATGCTTCATCCTCCAGAACCAGCTCGATGTCGTCAGGTACCTGCAACGATAAGACCACGCTATAGCCGCGCTCATGCTGGCTATATGACGCTGGCCATGCCGGTAGCGGGGTTTCTTCATTGACCTGACCAACGCCAATAGCCCAGCAACCTTCCTCCGTATAGCAGGCAATAACGAGCATCTCGCCTTCAGAGGATTTGAGGTGATAAACGCCGGGGTTGCTGTACATGCTGATTTCTTCCCGGATAGCGCCATCGCATTCGAAAAGGTCATCACTGGCACCGTAAAATTTCAGTTCTTTCATGCTGCACCGCCTTCAACGCGCTTGAACTCGATAACCCAAACCCAGGGGTTGGCTTTCCAGCTCTCCTCGCCGTAGATTGAGTCCCACAGCTCGCGGAAAGCTAAACCGGCTTCCATAGGGCCAGATGCGGCAATAACACCCTCGGCGCGTGCATCGTCCTGGCTCATGCTGCGTAGGCGCTCAACGCGCACGTCGGTGATTTCCAGCAGAATGCGGCTGGCCCAGCGCGGCATGTGGATAGATGGGCGCCAAGGGAATTCGCGGTCCTCTCGGCTTTCATTGCCCCATGCCTCTTCATAGACCGGATGCCAGTAGTTCCCGCGATGCCTCGGAATGCTTCGTGCATATCGGCGTTCGTCGACGTGCCCGTTTTCATCGCAATAGTCATGAATGGCATGCCATGTTTCACGCACCCAGATGCGGTCGCCTGGCTTGCCAAATGCGCTGTTCAGATAGTTCCCTGCCGACAGTTCCCCGGCCAGTTCATTGCCAGCCAGCTCGCACCCAAGGTTTTTATCATGCACAGGGAATTTCACTGGGCGCCGGGTCTGCGTCTTCCGGCCGTCGAGAATGGCTCGTACCATTTCAGAGTTGAAAATCATTCCGCGCTCAGTCATTCCAGGCCTCCAGTTCGTTCTCGATCTGTTCGTCGATTTCGTCGTTGGTAGCGTCTTCGTCCAGGTAGTCGCGCGCTTCTTTCAGGTACTGCTCATGGCGCTCCCGATACCATGCCGAAAATTCTGGCGTCCATCCGTTCGGCTCACCGTCATAGTCAACTTTGGCGTTACGTTCAGCCATGCTCTCGACCATGCTGTATGCTGTGGTAAGCGCTGCTTCGCGGATATATCCACGGAGGTCGCTTTTGCGCCAGTACGGATTAACTTTTGAATCGCAGACGGGTTTAAACTCAACTTCCCAGCGGCGGATACAACGCGCGTTTAATGATTTGCTCATCGTGATGCCTCCGCTTTAATCGCTTTATACGCACGCAGTACGTGAGAGGGTTTACCGGTAATTACCGTTTTTAAAACAAAGAAACCGCTACGCTTAGCACGAACGGAAGGAGCAAGAAATAGCGCCGTATCAACAGCACGGTTGTGAAGGCGGAATTCGAAAACCGTGCTGGTAATCGTGGCGGTAGCAATTACACCTTTATCGTTAAATTCTATTTTCATGATTGAGCTTTCCTGTCTTTAAGTTGGTTGTATTTTTCATGGCTCATAATTTCCCAGCAGGTACCGTTATTGCGGGATAATAAGCGCCATTTTCTGCCAATCTTTAAACTTAAATTCCCGCATTTGATTCGGCATGGCTTTATATCTCCCTTGCTGTACAAGCTCAGAACATGCGATGCCTTTTCATTTACATGCGATGGAATACGGTTGGATGTGATTATCATCCGTCACCTACCAGCGCTTGTGGGCAAGGTGTCCGGGGCGTGATGGTAAGGTTTTACGAAACGAGGAAGCAGCAGCGGAGAGAGCGATTTTCTGCTTTTCTTTCTCATTGCATACCGGGCAGAAATAAAGGTCTCTACGATAAGCACCCCTGCCAGATGGGCGGTATTGCAGTTCATCGCGAGCAAAAGAACCGCCGCAACCATGACAGTGCAACTTTAACTCTTCCATTCATCTATCTCCGGTTAAATTTAATGTGTGTTAATACCTGCCAGTTAAGGCATTAAATAAAAGGTGATGGTATTAGTAAGAAACTTCGGTATTTATTTTATAGCGTGCATTGCCAGTGTCTGCGTTAACAGAAACCAAGTCGCCATACATGTCATGATTCAAAATGACATCATTGAATTTCAGGGCTGAGAGAGATTCTTCGCGACCGCAAAACATAAAATCTTCTGCATGCTTTGCTTTCTCGAAAATATCTTTCATAGAGGAAAAAGCTTCGGCCCACATTTCACCATTGCCAATAAATTGCGCAATAGCCAGCTTGCTTTGTGCTGCTTTAAAAGCCGGGTTGCTATGCAGTAAATTAGCCATAGAACACCCCTTTGATATACATAAATTCGACAGCCACGCCTGCCCAGAAAACCAATCCGATGGCCAGCGAGATAACCAGGGAACTAATGCCGTTTCTGCTCATTTGTTACTCCAGAATGGGAAGCTGATAACGACAACAGCAACCAAAAACACGGCAACCTTTAAACAGAACCGGTGCCACGCAGGTACTTCATGTTCGCGGATCATTTGCCACTCCTTACTGTCATGTGAAGTTAAGTACCAACAGACCTTGCAATGCAGTGCCGGGTACCTCCCGGTGATACCAGCCAGTTAACAACTGGTATCGGCAGCTTTCTTTCCACCCCACTTCGGGAAACAAGTGGTACTGCTTTAACTGAACCGCGTGCGCATAGCCGCATTCACTGCATTGCAAGGTCTGTTGCTTTTAGCCTTCTGGCGGCCAACCGAACGTTTTCTGATTCCCAACCACTGTGCGGTGATTGGTGTTGCTTGGATGGATTGATAATAGCAATGAGTATTAGTCATAGCAATACGTATTGATATTGATTAATAGCTATAGGAATTAAATTGCTGATAGCTAAACGAATTTATTTTTTATGCACGTACTGTTATGCTTAAAAAAACATCAATAGGGGGCGGCTATGTTGAATGAGGATGAATTTTTCGCAGAGATGCACCCGCAGATAGCGCAGGTTATCGGGATAGCGGTTATGCAGCTTCTGGTTGAGAAGCGCGAGCCATCAAGAGAGGCGCTGATAGAAATGATTCAGGTGTTGTGGCAAGGTGACCAGGTAGATCTGGCTGTGGAGTTGGCGCTTGATGTGCTGGTGCTGCGGAAAGAGTAAGGTAATACATTCAAAAATTAAGGAGGCCACATGAGACCGCCAATCACAAAGGAAGAAGTCGAGTTACTGATGCAGGATATGGAGATGCTGGCAGAGCAGCAGCTAGTAGGACTGGAGGCGTTAGAGGCTCTGAGACTGCTGGAGATGCGCAGACAGACCGGTAAGCTGGAGGCTATAAAGCGATTGATATCGCATGGAAAGGAGTAGGGCAATAAAAACCCGGCGCGGTGGCCGGGTAAGAGCGATTCAGAATTTATGCAGCCATTCCGGCCGCCGTAAGCATATGTTCGAAGTAAACAGACATTTCCTCATTACTAAGTAAGTTAAACATTCTATCTGCATAATTATCAACAAGTGCTAGTTGTTGCGAGTGCATACGTACTTGAGACATATCAGCAGCATAAACAAGGAATGTGTTTACTTTACCGCTCCACATCGTCTTGGCCGTGCTCATTGTTATCGCTTTGAATGCGCTATCACCAATTTTCTGTTTCGCATTTGTAGTCCTGAGATCTAACGTTTCTGTAAGATGATAAACACCATTTTTCAGTAAAAGCTCGGCATACAAACCCTGCTGAGCAGAGAGAGGGTACCCCTGAACAACCTTGTGGTCGTTAAGGTCATCAAATCCTTTCCCCATAATCCCATAGTGAGAAAACTGATTCTTTAGCTCGGTGATTATTCTCTTCTGGGTGATCGGCTCCTTTTTGTTAGCTCTCTCAGGTGTTATGTACGTTTTGTTCAAGAGTTCAACGTTGCGCTCATACTCGTATTCAGTGCTTGCTGAAAAATTACCTGTATTAGAAAGGCTTATGCTTCCTTGGAAAAAGCTAACAGCTTCTTCAAGCGTTAACTTTTCGGTTAGTAGGAACTCTAATCTTGCCTTTAGATCCTCAAGATTTTCCATGCTAAACGTTTTAGTTATCGCTTTTATCTTTGTTGATGTTTCAAGGACACGAATGTCTGGGCCGCCTGGTGTAGCTACAACGAGACCAATATTGATAGATTCTGCTCGAACTGGATTTGGGGTAATCCTTATGATGCTGTAGTTATACACTGTCATCTCAACACCTCTTTCCGAACAACATCTATTCGCGTTTGCCTGTTGTTGCTTGCCCACCATGACGTTAAAGCCGATTTTTGAAGGGGGTTTAGCCAGGATTCTGGCATAGCATTACATATGGACTCAATCGCTCCTGGCTGAATCCTTGAAAGCTTATCAAGTATAGCTAGGCCTGATTCTCTACAGGAAGGATGATCTCCTGTCAACTTTCTAATGCTTACCCACTTATCCGTTGTCGGGCACCCATATGGTAGCAGCGCGTCACCAGTTCTATTTGGCCACCCCATTACCAGTGAGGAAAAACCGAAATCAAAAGGCTGGACGATCACATACCCATCACGACCGACGGAATACAGATAGTTCGATAAGTTCCTATCAATATTGAATATAAACTGATCAAATGCGTAAATAGCCCAAACCTGATTCTTAAGAGCTGTAGACGTACACAAATGTTCTGCAAAGGTTATCTCGTCCATCGGGGTGGAAGCAGCAGACAAATCATATCTCGACCCAAAGTAATCAACGCCAGTGCTCTGATCATGAATTATTTTGCAGTGAGGAGTTGCTATGCCACACATGTCGGCAAGCTTGGTACACAGCCATTCACTTGCTGGAACTAGCATTGGATTGTGGGCAATCTTGGCTAGAGAATCAACTCCATCCTGACAGCATTTAACTGCATATTCCCATCCATCCGTTGCAATCACAGTGTGTCTAAGATGAGCGCTCCTTTTTCCCAGAACAGGACGCATGCTTACTACGTCTAATCCAAACAGATTATCTTGGTCAGTAATCTGCCCTTCACTCTGATGATCGTCCTGCATCATTTCCTCGTGAATACAATTAATTGGTAGCTTATATTTTCGCCTATATCTTGATGCCCGCAATCGCGGTTTTACCAACTACGCACCGACCAAATACCTTTCCGGTCACTCAAACACCTCGCCAGGCTACTGGCTGTCTACCCATGCTTCCTGTACGTCTGCGGCATGCTGCCGATCACCTTGCCGAATACGAATACCCGGTTCATCTCGTCTTTCTCGATCGGGTCCCACGCCGCATAGCTCTTGTTATCGGAGATAACCAGCAGCTTGTCCTTCATCTTCTGCAGGCGCTTGACGTGAGCAGTGTCGTCGTATAGGAACGCGTATATCCCGTCGCCGTCAAAGCTCTTAACGCTGATGTCCACGAACAGCAGATCGCCAGGCTCAATCGTGCCAGACATGCTGTCGCCCCGGACGTTGATGATCCTGATGTTCTCAGCCTTGCGCCCATCGAACATGTGGCGAGCTTCTGCCGGTGCATATTCAACGGAGTGGAGAATCTCGACGAACTCCTGATTCACAATGCCCGGGCCCGCACTGACCATAAGGTCCAGAACATCAATCCTGAATGCATCGGTATCCTGGCTTTTAACCTGGGAAGCGCGAGGTAGTTGGCCATCATCGCGCATCGGTCCATTTCCGGTTGATAACCATTCAGACCTGACGCCCAAAGCATTAGCTATCTCGACAATTTTTGTTGAACCCCTGGCGTTTCCACTCACCAGGCGCCAAATGGTCGGCTGAGCAATACCTGAGGCCTTCGCAAGCGCCCCTTGTGACATTCCGGCCGAAGCCATGGCCTCGTTTAAACGATCTGCAAGAGTTTCTTTTTTCATAATCTCAAATTTATACGCTTGCGTATTACTGGTCAAAACACGTTTCGCTATTGCTAAAACCAATACGCATTGCTATTATCACTTTGCACCAATACTTATAGGAATTGGAACATGACGAACAAAACCATCCAGAAGGCAATTGATATCGCTGGCAGTCAGAAAAAATTGGCCGATCTGTGTGGCGTAGCGCAGCCGACAGTTTGGCGTTGGCTGCATGGCGGCGGAATTGATGCCCGCTATGTGATGAAAATCGTGTCTGCGACTAACGGCAAAATTAAGGCGGCAGAGATTCGGCCTGACCTTGCACAGTTGCTGAGTGCAAATTCACCGGCCGCCTAACCAGCGGCCTTTCAATCAACACAGGGGAAGTATCTCAGATGGAAAATTCAACTGCACGAAACAAACACCAGGCTCGGCAAATTGAGTCCTGGCTGCAGAACCAGATCGCAATTCGCGGCACTACGAACGTGGCAAAAGCTATGGGGTTAACCAAATCGACAGTTAGTAAATGGAAAAAAGACTTGTTCCCGAAAGTAGCCATGCTGCTGGCTGTTCTTGAGTGGGGAGTTGTCGACGATGACATGGCCCGGCTGGCAAGGGAGGTCGCTTTAATTTTGAAGAGCGACAAGGGCAAAAAAACGACTCATCTGGAGGCGTAATGAGCCGGGAAAGTACAGAAAAGGCGAAAGCCGCGGTGCGGGAACACCAACGGCTTTCTGGTGCAAAAACGAAGAGGTAATTGCGAGGTAATTATGCCTGACCACAAACAAAAATCAAATACACCCCGACGCTCTGCATACCGCAGGGCTAATCAATCCGTTGCTGTTAAAGCGCCGTAACTCCACTAACTCTGGAGGTGACTATGTGTAACCACTCTGCTGCTGAACTGATTGCGCGTCTGAAACGTGCTTATCCGGCGTATGAGCCGTCCGAAATGGGTAATGCCTGTGATGGTATCCCTAAGGTCGGATCTCGCTTCCAGCACAGGCATAAGAGCCACATGGTGACGGTAATTACTGCAACTGACAAAGATGTGTCCTATCGCAAAGCCTGCGGGAAAGTTGGCTGGATGGGGTTACGTGAGTTTTTACGGCTACACAATGAGGTTTTGGTATGAGCAATCAGGTCTTTGAAATTGTTCAGGCCATGTCAGGGCAGGGGAACTGCATAACGATTCCCGGCCCGTATCTGGATTTCTTTGCAGGAGACAGGCAGCAGCATTTGCTGGCAGCGATTCTGAATCAGCTGGTGTTCTGGTCGGGTAAGTCGAGTCTGGATGATGGCTGGTTTTACAAGGAGCATGCTGCGCTGGCGAAAGAGGTTCACGCCAAAGACGGCGATGTTGTCCGGAAAGCGATGTTCAAAATTACGGATCAGTACCTGTCTGGCGTTATCGAAGAAGAGCTTCGCCAGGTAGGTGGAACACCCAAAAAACATTACCGGATTGACCAGGAAGCGCTTATTTCCCGGATATTCCCGTTAACACTGGATTCGGCTCAAGAGCCGAATGGGAATAAGTCATTGAAATACATGGAAACGGCTCTCAAGCCGAATGGAAACGGCGCAAAAGCCGAATCGAAGCAAGTTACTGAAAATAATGGAAACGGCTCTCAAGCCGAATGCATTCGTCCCAAGAGCCGAATGGAAACGGCTCATGAGCCGAATCCTGGAATCGGCTCTCAAGCCGAATCCTATCTCTATACAGATCTTAAAAACAGATCATTACATACAGATCATAAAAACCACGCGGGAGAGATTTCTCCTGTGGATAACTTTTCTGAATCGACTCAGAAAACTGTCATCCCGGAAGCTACCGAAGCAAACAGCCTGGCTACCGATGACGATTTTGACATCGCTACGTGGTTCTGGTCGACCATCATCGAGCTGTACGAACGCGCGGCAGAGTTCGACGGCACTCTGGCAAAACCGAGAGAGCCGAACTTCACAGCCTGGGCGCAAGAAATTTGCATGCTGCGCCAGGAGCACGGCTGCAGCCATGACCAAATCCGCACCATGATTGAGCGCATTCAGCGCGATCAGTTCTGGTGCTCCCGAGTTCAATCCGTGAAAACCCTACGCAGCAAATGGCAGGAGCTGGCTCTGAAGTTATGCCCGGCAAACCTGGCAACCGGCAGCTCGTTCGGTGTGAGCAGCAAACTGGATACCGACATCCCGAAAGGTTTCCGGGGCTAACAAATTTAACCGTGAGGATATCTCTGATGGAAAAAATTACTGACGTGCTGAAAGAGCTGGAGAAGGTCACCTGCCGTGAGCTGGCTGTTTATTTCGACCTGACAGCACCTGAAATGCTGGCCCGCCTGATGGTGCTGGAGCGAGAAGGCAAAGCGCAAAACCTGAATGGCTACTGGATGCCTGGTGGAAGCACCGAGCCTGTAGCGGTAACCAGCAAACTCACAGCGCTGGATATCAAGCTGCTCCAGTCGGTGCCGGTTGGCGTCTGGTTCGAGTGGCAGTCCCTGGCTGGTTTTGTTGATCGCCCTCGCTACCGCTGCGAGCGTCTGGTGGCCGCCGGGTTTATGAATTCGAAGGTTACTAATTCTGGCAATCCGCACCACGGCACTAAATTCCAGAAAATCCGCGAGGTGACCCGGTGATGCGAGAGATACCTGATTGCCCGGTCTGCGGTTCAACTGCTGAGTTTTATTTTCGGGATTACCAGGCTGGCGCCTGTTCCGGGGCCCTGAGATGCCCTTACGGACATCTCCGCGTACAGGATAGCTACTGGGCTGGTGGCAAGAGCAAATCGAAAATCCGGCTGATTGAAAAGTGGTCTCAGCAGGTCGAACAGAAAAAAGGTGAAGTGAAAAATGGCTAAAAACTCGATCGACGCGTATGGCGCCAGCGGTAAAAGCAACGTCCTGTTTTTCGAACCGGAAAACCTGCACCTGGTCACCGATAAGAGCCACCCGCTTTACGATGAACGTATTCACCTGCCTATCAGCGAGGCAATGGTGTTGAACATCATGGATCAGGGTGTGCTTGAGCCGATTATCGTCTGGAAGGACCCCGAAAACGGGTTGTCCTGTGTGGTTGATGGCCGTCAGCGCGTGCGTCATACCCTGGAGGCTAATAAGCGACTGGTTAAACAGGGTGACTCTCCATTGCTGGTTCCTGCGGTAACTAAACGCGGCTCTGCCGTTCGAATGGCTCAGGCAATGGTCAGCGCAAACGAAATCCGCCAGGCCGATACTCCGCTGGGCCGAGCAAAGAAAATGGCTGATGCGCTGGAGCGCGGCCACGACGAGGACGATTTAGCGCTGATGTTTGGCGTGAGTGTCCAGACCGTACGCGCAACGCTGTCACTACTGGATGCTACCCAGGCAGTCAAAGACGCTGTGGAGTCCGGCACGGTGACGGTTACCCAGGCACGTCAACTGGCATCACTGAAACCCGAAGAACAGCGGGAAAAGGTAGCGGAAATCGAGCAGGCGACCGCTGGCACAACCGGCCATGAAAAAGCCCGGCGGCAGCGCCAGATTCTTGGTGAAGCGAAGCCACGCTTGAAAACCCGTAAAGAAATCACAAAAGCCCTCGAATGTGCCACTGGCAATTATGCTGCGGCACTGCGCTGGGTGCTTGGGGAGACTGTATGACCATCACACTACAGGCAGTAAACGAGCTCATCGCCTCCCTGGAGAGCGCAGGCGAGCTGTCGATCAGAGAGCAGAAGTTCCTGAAGCTGGCGAAAGCTTACCAGCAGCTTGCTGCGGAGAATGTGGGGCTGAGGAAGTTAATCGCCGAGAACTGGAATATGCGTGACCTGCTTCGTCAGTTAATGGCTGGACGCCCAGGCGGGGTGTATTTCAACAAATGGGAGAAGCTAATCGTTGGGGTGCTGAACGAAACCCCTGCCACCGATCGCATCATGGCCGGGATTAAGGCTGATGGGGTGGAGGAGTTCGCAGCATACCAGCGTGCCATTACAGAGGAATGGGCCTGTAAGGAAGGTCATTCATCCTTGCTGAAGGTAGCCGAAAGCGCTGAGCTTTTTGCCAAGCAGCTGCGCGAGGGGGCCGACAAATGAGCAACCAGTTAAAGCCTTGCCCATTCTGCGGTAGCAACGACGTCGAAGCATTCGCACAGGATGAAGATGATTGTCCGTATCGTTCGGCGATTGTTCGATGCCATTCATGCGATGCGCAGTCCGCGCAGATGGTTGGCAGCACAAAAATTGAAATGGCGATTCGAGCCTGGAATAAGCGCGTGGAGGCCAAGCATGACAACTGATATCACCGAACTGGCGCAGAGCCTGAAAGCGGCAGCGATCGATGCGAAAGAGCTCGCCATTATCGCCCGGTATTCGAAAGGCCGTGCGGCGACGGAGAAATTTTACGCCCTGGCTAACCCAAACAATGTCATCGCGCTGGTAGAGGCGCTGGAGAAGGCGCAGCGGCGCAACGCAGAACTTGAAGCGCAAAACGAATATATCCGTAAGCGCTATCAGCAGCTCGATCTGCTGATCGGGAAAAATATCCTGGTTATGCAGGCTGCAATCATCGAATGGCAGGCCACTGGCGATGCTAAAAACGGGCTGGCGTGGATTTATAACACGCTCTTCGGGCCAGGCGAATTGCCTGATGAAGCGGAGAAAGACGCACAGGCCTATTTCGACCGCAAATATAATCCGCTTGATGAAGAGCTTATGGCGCTTCACAAGTGGTTTTGGGAACAAAGCGAGGCTGAACGTGCCGCCGCTGGCATCAAGGTGGAGGCTGAGTGATGGCTCAAATAACAGACCAACGTTTGGCAAAAATTCTTTCTGAAACCCAGGAAACGATAATGGAGCACAACGCGCGTTGTGCCCGTGGATCCGTTGAAGTCAATGCGCGGCTATTTGAATCATTACTGATGGAGTTGCAGTATCGCCGCAAGAGTACCGAGCTTGAGATCCGCACCGTGCGGCTCCCGAAGGAGCACAGCGCTACCGAATTTCTTTTCCCGGTAGCGGTTTATTCGGCCCAGGAGCTAACGGCGGCGCTGGCGGCGCAGGGCATCAAGGTGGAGGATGAGTGATGGCACTGACACACGATGAACTTTGCCAGATAGCCTGCCGCTTTCTGCAAAACAACGGTTTCAAGGTGGCCTTTCATGACCGGTTCCGAGCATGGACGCCATACGGTGAGCAGGCTGATGCAATCGGCTTTCGCAATGGGGCCAGTTGTTTGATTGAGGCTAAATGCTCTCGTTCTGACTTGTTGGCCGACCGCAAGAAGCCTTTCCGTGTTGAACCCGAGAAGGGCATGGGAGACTGGCGTTTCATGATTAGTGAGCCGGGTATCGTAAATATTGAGGATTTGCAGCCTGGCTGGGGATTGCTTCACGTGGTCAAAGGTCGGGTTAAGAAGGTTCACGGCTGGCCTGGAAACTGGGAGTGGGTTAACCGGGACAGCAAGCCATTTCAGGCTAACAAACAGGCGGAATGCGATTACATGTTTAGCGCGCTCCGTCGCATGGACTTACGCGGCCACCTCAAAGAAGTTTATGACGGCGTGATAGTTAACCGGGCAGCAGAAGGGGCCAACCAATGACCAGCAAATTAACCAGAGAAGAACGCGTGCAGGCGCTCTGCGACCTGAAGGTAGGACAAGTTCTCAGCCTGGCTGATATTGAAAACGTCAAAATGTTGTCCCGCATGGCGCTGGCTGCAATGTGCAGCGAGCCGGTAGCGTATGCAGACCCGCAGGCTTTTGAAAACTTCGAGGCTGGAAACGCAAGGCGAGAATGGATGTGGAAAAATCCCGGTGAAGATTTGGTTCCGCTCTATCGCCACGCGCAGCCGGTGCCGGTAGTTGATGCCGACGATAATTTCTATTCGTGGTTTGGGAGGGAGTGGGCAGAGAATTATCAGCACAACCAATACACCACAGCGGCTAAGCAAATGCTGGGTGTGATGGCTGAATCTGCGTGGAAAGCTGGGCGCCGCGCCGCCATGCTCGCAGCCGCCCCGCAGGAGGTGAAACCATAAAACGCAAACGCGCTATTTGTTATCAACAAATCACAGGTTTGTATTTATGCGAATGATAACCAGAAAGAAGCCCGCCTTTACTGAGCTGTATCAGACCGGCGTACTGACTCGCATAGCCGCCGTAAAAAGTCCTGATGGCGGTGGCTGGCGATTGTTCGGGTTATGGCGGGGCAAGGAGATAGCGGTATTTGTGGAGGCTGCTCGCGGAGGGATTCGCGAGTGGTCCGGTCTGGATTACCTCGCTAACTTCTGCGCGAGTTGCGGCATTAGCCTGTGGGAAGTTCACAACAAGGTCGCTGAAAAAGCTCCTGAATAAGACCCCGCTCTGGCGGGGTTTTCTTTTCTAAAAATCTGACGGCAAACGCAAAACTCACTACCTGTATTTCTCTGTCTGATTTATAATAACAGCGGGCCTGAACAACCCTGATTCTCAATCGCTGTGCCACGGAGAAAAACCGATGGCGCAGAAGAAACACCCTCAAAAGCTTTACTCCCTGACACCGGCTATCGCTGGTGTTTCTGCTTGTCTGTCGCACCAGGGCGGTGCGATATGAGCAAATCTAAAACCAAGGCTGAAAAGCTCCATCTGAGCCGCGTAGCTGCATTGGGCTGCATCGTATGCCGGAACCTCAATTACGGCGAATCGCCTGCTGAAATCCATCACTGCAGCTCTGGCACTGGCTTATCTGTCCGCGCTGATAACTTCCATGTCATTCCGCTTTGCCATGCCCATCACCGCACTGGTGGCTACGGCGTTGCTATTCATGCTGGCCGTAAGTCATGGGAAGAAAAGTTCGGTACTGAGGCTGAGTTACTGAGTCAGGTACTCCAGGAGTTAGGGGAGGCTACTGTATGACGCCGGCGGCTTACTACAACGAAATAGATCCCTTTGCAGCGCAGTGGCTGCGTAACCTCATAGCCGCCGGGCATATCGCCCCTGGCGAAGTTGACGAACGGAGTATTGAAGATGTCACACCTGACGACCTCAGAGGATTTACCCAGTGCCACTTTTTCGCCGGGATTGGTGGATGGTCATATGCTCTGCGTCTGGCCGGGTGGCCGGATAACAGACCGATTTGGACAGGAAGTTGCCCATGTCAGCCTTTCTCCTCGACTGGCAAAGGCGCTGGGTTTGGTGACGACAGACATTTGTGGCCTGCCTTTGGCTGGCTTATCAAGCAGTGCCGACCTCAGCGCATCGCTGGCGAGCAAGTTGCAGGAGGTCGTGCGGATCCATGGTTCGACCTTGTACAAAATGACGTGGAAAGAATGGGCTACGCCTTCGGGCTTACGCCGTTCCCGGCTGCGGGTGTCGGGTCGCCGAACGAGCGAGAGCGGGCCTACTGGGTGGCCGACGCCAACCTGCAATACGAATCCACAGCCAGAAACGAAGCGCGGACTGCAGAACCTGGCCGGAGCGGTGAAATTATCTGGCTGGGTAACGCCAACAACGCGCGACTGGAAAGACACGTCCGGGATGACAGCGCAACGAGATGGGAAAGACAGGCTGGACCAACTACCTCGGCAGGCTTTCATGACGGGATGGCCAACCCCCACAGCCACAAACAACGACCGCGGGCCGATGCCGGAGAGGGCGTTATCGATGTATCGGGAGGACGGTTCGAAGGTCCAGCAGAGGATTCAGGACTTCGCAGCGATATGCGGCCCCTGGAGGTTAACGGTTTTTGGCGAGATGCGGACTGGCTCTTTTGTCGAGATGGGAAATGGCGTCCAGTTGAACCCTGCGCATTCCCGCTGGCTAATGGGTTTTCCAAAGGAATGGGACACGGTAAGTCCTCACCACGAGCACTGGCTGGCCGTAACCGAGTCGGCAGACTAAAAGGCTACGGCAACGCCATAAACGCCCAGGCAGCTGCGGCTTTCATTCGCGCTTATATGGAGGTCGCATGAAATATCAACTTATCTACGTCGATCCGCCATGGCAATACGGCAACAAAATTAGCAATGGAGCTGCTGCGAACCATTACGACACGATGAGCCTTACTGAACTTAAGCGCATCCCTGTTTGGAGTCTCGCTGCAGAGAATGCCGTTTTAGCGATGTGGTACACCGGCACCCATACAGAAGAAGCGATCGAACTTGCAGAGGCCTGGGGATTTCGTATTCGCACCATGAAAGGATTCACATGGGTAAAACTCAACCAGAACGCGGAACGGCGATTCAACAGGGCGCTCACCGAAGGCGAACTGGTAGATTTTAACGATTTGCTTTCGATGCTGAATAGCGAAACCCGAATGAACGGCGGTAATCATACCCGCACTAATACTGAGGATCTGTTGATTGCAACATGCGGGTCCGGGTTAGAGCGTGCCAGTGCGTCGATTAAACAGGTTGTTTATTCCTGCCTGGGTGGACACAGCGAAAAACCATGGGAGGTTCGCAACCGGCTGGAACGTCTTTACGGCGACGTTAGGCGGGTAGAGCTGTTTGCTCGCGAATCATGGCCCGGCTGGGACCGATGGGGAAACCAGTGTGACAACTCTTTCGAAATTATTAACGGACATATAATTAAAAATGAGGTGAATGTATGATCAACCCTTCTGAAGTAGGTAAGTCAGGTGAAATGATTCGCCTCCGTACGCTGGAAAGCATCTGGATACAGGGAAAGCTGCGCATGTGGGGCCGCTGGTCGTACATCGGCGGCGGTAGCGGCGGGAACATGTTTAACCAGCTGTTGGCATCCGGGAGGATAACGAAGACTGCCATCAATGACGCTCTTCGCCGGATGAAGAAATCAGGCATTACCAAGCCTGAGCTGGAAGCCTTCTTAAAGGAAATCCTCAGTGGTAAAAATAAAAGCGGCCTGGCGTTTTGTACTGACGAGGAGGGATTGAAAATTGATTTAGTGCTCAGTACTGAGCTTGTGCGCTCCGGGAGTAAAGCCCTCTATAAGCTAATCAAGGATCGGTATGTCTATCGCATGAGTAAGAAGTCGATGGCGAAAGAGCTAAACGAAAAGCATCCAGAATGGTGCTTGAGGACATGTGAGAGCAGGGTTGATGTTTGGCTAAATTTAGCAGAATCGATGCTTTACGCACCAATGTGTGACGCATTTGGCACAAATGGCGACAGATTTTACTTGAATAGTTGCGCGGAAAGTGCTTGAATTGTGATAGGCTCGGGACGTTAAAGCGAACTGAGCAGCAAGAAAAAATTAAAAGCCCAAGGCTAACCCCTTGGGCTTTGTCGTTTCTGCAATCCGGTCAGGGCTCTTGGGTAGAGACGTGCTGCACGACACGTTAAAGCCCTCCGCGCAGAGTCCTGAGCCAGATTGCATCTGTCGTAGTTTGGTAATTACATCTGGCTTCCACCCAGAAGATACGGGTTCGATCCCCGTCAGATGCTCCAATCCCTCTACCTTGGGACCATTACGGCTACCGCGCCGTCGCTTTTACCCTTGGTATTACTTCCCGCCTTGAGCGGGTTTTTTATTTTCAGGGTCGCGGGAATCACCCTCGACGCTTTGTTGGTAAATCAGCCCGACGGCCCTGAACCTTTTCAAACACACACACAGCGCCATCCGTCATTAACGGAGGTGAGGCTTATGCGAATGCCCTATAAACAAGATTTCATTGCCGCTCTGCTGGCTGCTAAAGAGCAGGGCGTTGGTGCCGCGCTGGCGTTCCTGATGGCTTATCTGCGTGGCCGGTACAACGGCGGCAAGTTCTGGAAGACGATTATTGACGCCGCCATGTGCGCGATGATCGCCTGGTTCGTTCGTGACCTGCTGGACTTCCTCGGACTCAGTACCAACCTCGCTTACATCGCCAGCGTGTTCATTGGCTATGTTGGCACTGATTCCATTGGCGCGCTGATTAAGCGCTTCGTTGCCAAAAAGGCAGGGGTGGAAGATGCGAATCAGCAGTAATGGCGTTGTCCGGCTCAAAGGCGAAGAAGGCGAGCGCCTCAGTGCTTATCTGGATAGTCGCGGCATCCCAACCATAGGCGTTGGCCACACTGGAACAGTCGACGGCAAGCCAGTGGTGATCGGTATGGTTATCAGCCAGAACAAATCGACTGAGCTGCTGCTGCAGGATATCCAGTGGGTAGAGAAGGCGATCAATAGCTCGGTGAAAACCCCGCTTACGCAGAACCAGTACGATGCGCTGTGCAGCCTGGTATTTAACATCGGGGCTACAGCATTCTACGGTTCTACGGTCCTGAAGCGAGTGAACCAGAAAGACTACACCGCCGCTGCTGATGCGTTCCTGATGTGGAAGAAAGCCGGCAAAGACCCGGAAATTCTACTACCCCGGAGGCGGCGCGAGCGTGCGCTGTTCCTGTCGTGAGCCGGGCGGACGCAGCCATTGCGGCAGTATTCATTCTGCTGATGATTGGCCTGAGTGGTGCAGCGATTTACTACCACAGCCAGTACAGCGAGCAGCAGGCGACTAACCAGCGGCTGCAGCGAGACAACGACCGACAGGGCGCAGTCATCTCCTTGCAGGCATTCCAGTTCAACCGCTTCAACCAGATAGCTGCCGACCAGCTGCAGTACGCTGTCCCGCTCGCTGCCAGGAAGCAGGAGAAAGAAATTGAATACCGGACGATACTCAAAACTGAGCCGACCTGTGCTCTCGCTGTGCCTGCTGGCGTTTCTGGCCGGTTGCTCGACTACGCGAACAGTTTACGTGCCAGCGCAATGTACGCCGATTCCCGCGTCACTGACAGCGCCGGTACTGACACCGCTACCACCGGCACCCTGACGTATTGTCAGGCGGTGTTGTGGATAGACCCGCTACTGACAGCCATTGACCAGGCTAACAGCCAACTGGCTGGCATCCGAGATATCGAACAAACCCGACAAGGTAAGTAACGATGAGCGAAGCCAAACCAATGGCTTTTAATGTTAAATTCTTTTGGTGTTATTCAAAACCTAAAAATGAATTAAATGATAATTAATAAATGCCTTAAGATGGGTTATTCTTAAGGCGTTGTCATCTTTATTTCATTGGGTAATACTAATTCTACTCAATTAGCTTCATGAATTCTGGGCTATTTAGCACTTCATAAGCAGTTTGTCTCAATGCAACATGATGGGCGCGAGATATGGGTTCTACCTTGGTGAAGTTGTCGTCGTCATCCATCGTACCAAAAGAACCTAAGGAACCTTGTTCTGCCAGTGAAGCATATAATGGCTCAAGAGATGCATCTACATGAGCACCGCCATCGTTGTTGGCGGCGGCAATCATAATAACAAATCTTGTTATCGGTTTTCCATGCTCTAACACGTAAACACATTCTTGCCACCAATCACTAAGCGGTAAATACTTATATCGGTATTGAGGGCCATCTTCTAAATGTGGTTGAAATCCAGAATCGCCTAAACTTGAAACGCGTAATCTACCCATTCCAAAATAATATGCACAGTTTTTGGCTTCTTCCTTGGAAATGCCACCAGTACTAAGTAAATTTAAATTTGTGATGCCCATGTGTTTTAGAATGGAAGTGCTGCCCTTGTTAGAATAAAAAATGATTCGCAAGCTAAGTGATATTCTTAACGCCTCGGCTGTGTGTCCTTGGTCATACCTTTCACATGAACTCACAAGAAATGAGACTTGTTCAGCGAGTTTACTCTTAAATCTATCATATGAAATTTTTTCATCTTCAGAACTCATATTAACCTCCAGGAAAGTCTTTAGTTTTACGGAATAATAATCATGGAGAATTGAATGTGCGTCCACATCCAGACAGGAATTTTTTTGATGTTCTTCCTTACGTACGGCTGATCCCCGCACCTGAAATCGGTGAGTGGGTAAACAGCCAGATACTGTCTGCTGACGGCTATCTGCATAACCCTGACCACGGCCACCTGATTGATGCGGACCTGCGCTTTATGTGGGCCTCCAGCGCTTTCGCGAAACAAGGGCGTACCGTACTCGGCCAGGCGGAATCGGTGATGATGCGCGTCGGCGGCTGGCAGAAGGCACGGCAGGAGCAGCAAATGTATGAGTGGTTCGGCGATGTGCCGGAGTTCATCATCACGCTGGCGGCGGATTTCTGCGCGCAATGTACCGATCTGGAGTTCTGCGCACTGGTGGAGCATGAGCTTTACCACATCGCCCAGGCTACCGATGACTATGGCGCGCCGAAGTTCAACAAAGAGACCGGGATGCCGGTTCTGAAGCTTCGCGGACACGACGTCGAGGAGTTCGTTGGAGTGGTCCGGCGTTACGGTGCCAGCAAAGACGTGCAGAAAATGGTGGATGCGGCGAACAGGCCGGCGGAGGTTGCTCATATCGATGTTGCCAGAGCGTGCGGGACGTGCATGCTGAAGCTGGCATAAATTTGGAATGCTTTGGAAGGATGGTGATTTATGGCTGCACTAAAACCAGAAGTGAAAGCCTTCATCATTCAGATGCTTGCATGCTATGACACCCTGTCGATTGTAGTCGACGCCGTCCAAAAAACTTTCGGGATAAAAGTTACCCCTCAGCAAGTCGAATCACACGATCCGACGAAGGTTAGTGGTAAGGGATTGGCTAAGAAATGGGTCGACCTTTTCAATGCCACCCGCGAGCGATTCCAGAATGAGATTTCAGATATTCCCATCGCCAATAAGGCATACCGTTTACGCGTTCTCAATCGCATGGCCGTAAATGCCGAAAGCATGAAGAACTACGGTATGACCGCACAACTGCTTGAGCAGGCCGCCAAGGATGTTGGCGACGTCTACACGAACAAGCAAAAAGTAGAGCAAAGCGTGGTTGCGACTCATAACGTTATGCCGGTCCCGTCCTGTGACAACGTTGATGAATGGGAAAAGGCAGCGCAGAAGCAGCAGGGTGAGGTATTAGGTGGATGAATTACAAGGCTGTATGGAAGCCCTTACCGGGCTCGCAATCGCTCTCTCTGAGCTGCCCGTGTAACGAAATTCTTTACGAGGGAACGCGCGGACCCGGAAAAACGGCGGCGCAGCTGGCCCGATTTCGTCGCCTGGTTGGCCTCGGCTATGGCTCGTTCTGGCGTGGCGTAATTTTCGATACCGAGTATAAAAACCTCACCGATATCATCACGCAGTCGAAGCGCATGTACCGCCTGTTCAATGATGGCGCACGATACCTGGCGTCAGCCTCAGAATTGCGTTGGGTGTGGCCGACTGGCGAAGAGCTTCTCTTCCGATTCGGGAAAGAAGAGAGCGACTACTGGGATTATCACGGGCAGGAATTCCCCTTTATCGGATTCAACGAGCTGACAAAGCAGCAATCCGCTGAGTTCTACGAAATGATGTTCTCCTGCCGGCGCTCATCGTTCCGGCCAGAGAACTACCCACTTGCTAACGGCTCTCTGCTTAAGCCTATCCCGCTGGAGACCTTCAGCACGACTAACCCCTTTGGCATAGGTCACACATGGGTGAAGAAGCGTTTCATAGAGCCAGCTCCCCGCGGCACCATCATTCGCGAAACTCAGCGGGTCTTTAACCCGCAGACGGAGAAAGAAGAGGATGTGACGCTTACCCGCGTGGCTATCCACGGATCGTTTAAAGAGAATCCATACCTCGATCCGCAGTACATCGCGACGCTGATGGCTATCAAAGACCCAAACCGGCGTAAAGCGTGGGTAGAAGGATCATGGGACGTTACCAGTGGCGGCCGATTCGACCATCTGTGGAATGAATCGCTGCACGTTATTAAGCCTTTCCGCATTCCAGATAGCTGGACAGTTGACCGCTCTCACGACTGGGGTGAGTCGAAGCCGTTCTCAAACCTCTGGTGGGCTCAGGCCGATGGAACAGCCGCCGAGCTGTCTGATGGTCGACAGTTCTGCCCGCCTGCCGGTTCCCTTATCCTGATAGGTGAATGGTATGGCTGCCCGCCTGACGAGCTGAACAAAGGCCTGAATATGTCATCCACTAACGTCGCGAAAGGCGTGGCGTGGATTGACAAGCGTCTTGTTGGCGAAGACGTCGACGAGCCGGGAGAGATTCAAATCGACGGTGTCACGCAGGGCCAGTTGCACATTATGCCTGGTATTTGCAGTGAAGTGATCCCCGGCCCGGCTGACGGGGCAATACTCAACACCGGCGACAATGAGCTTTCAATCGCTCAAAAGATGGAAGCACAGGGCATAACTTGGTTGCCAGCTGATAAGAAGCCAGGATCGCGCATCAACGGTGCGTCGCTGTTTGCAGATATGCTGGAAGCTGTCATTGAAGGTAAAAAACTGGAATCTGGAATGCCTGAGAAACCGGCCTTCTACGTTTTCGACTACTGCAGAGGCTGGATAAGCCGAATCCCGGTACTTGTCCGCGATGATAAAAACCCTGACGACGTAGACACCCAGCAAGAAGACCATGACTGGGATGCTACCCGCTACCGCGTACTGCACTCACCTAAAAAGGTTGGTGCAGTGTTCTTCTAAGGAGCTCATCAGTGAGTGAATTAAGCACCGGGGAACAGTTCCTCGTTAATGCCCTTGCTGATGCAATCGGGCGCCAGCGCATGCTCTACGCAGGGCGTAATGGCAACGTCAAACGGACAAAGTTATGGGACGAGTTCGGCTACCCTGACACGCTGACGTTCGACAACTTCTATCGCCAGTATCGCCGAGGCTCTACCGGTTTTGCAGCTGTCCATAAATTGCTGGATTCCTGCTGGATGGACAGACCGACCATCATCGATGGTGATGAAGACAGGGAGTCGACCAAAACTACGCCATGGGAAAAGTCAGTTACCAAACTGATGAAAAAGCACTGGGCGAAAATTAAAGACGCTGACCGCCGCAATATGGTTGGGCGTTACTCAGCACTTCTTATTCAGGTGAAAGATAATCGAGACTGGAGTGAGCCTGTTGATGTGGCACTGGTCCAGAGGCTAGGTAGTGCTGCACTGGTTAAACTGATCCCGGCATGGGAGCCGCAAGTCAAACCTGGCAACCTTGATATTGATACCTGGTCGGAAACCTACGGGCAGCCCGTCAGCTATCAGTTTAATGAACAACCGATAGGCGACGAGGGCACGTATAGCAGCCCTCGTTCGGTTCAGGTGCATCCTGACCGTATCATTCTGCTCTGTGAAGGCTCAGAGGATGAGAATATCCTGTCGGGAATCCCGCTTCTTGAGGCCGGCTACAATGACCTACTGGATATTGAGAAAACGAAGGGCGGCAGTGCAGAAGGGTTTCTGAAGAACGCCAGTCGTCAACTGGCGATGGAGTTCGACGCCGCCACCCAAATTGACACGCTCATCAAGCAAGCCAAGGATGCTGGATATAACAACCTTGGTGATGCGATGAATGACAAGGTGAATAAGCTTAACCGAGGTACGGATGCTGCAATAGCCATGCAGGCAGGAAAGGCGAGCGTTCTTTCTGTTGCGGCTGCTGATCCGACACCAACGTGGACGGTTTCTGCAAACTCATTCGCGTCGACGATTCAGTGTCCGTTTAACATCCTGTTTGGCAAGCAGACAGGCAACCTTGCTTCAGAGGAGGATAAAACCGCGTGGGCCAATCGTTGCAATGCGCGACGCTGGGGCTTTATGTCTGACGTCATCACGCGCGTGATAGAGCGATTCTGGACTATTGGTATTATCGAACCTCCCGCATCGGGCGAGGTCACCTTGGCGTGGTCTGACTTGCTCGCTCCCAGTGAGAAAGAAAAGCTTGCGAATATGGCGACTATGGCTGATGTTGCCCAGAAAACTCAGCAAGCCTACGGCACCCCCGTGGTCGATGAGAACGAGGTAAGGGCAGTCGGCGAGCTTGAACCTCGCAAAGAGGTTGCTCAGCCAGACCCAAACAACAAGGTGACAACCGATGATCCTCTTTCCGATGACCCAGGAGCAAAAGAGTAAAGTCGGCACGCCGATAATCCCCCGCAGCAAAGTGGACCCCACGCAATCAGCCAGGCCGGTTAGCAGGATGTATCAGGATATCGAAGGCCGGTACCTGGATATCAAGCGTCGGCTGAAAGTGCTGTTTGACCAGCGGTTAACCGGGCGTCAGCGGGAGAATAACGGCGATCAGTCATGGCTGATGTGCAATAACGAAGGCGCTGAGCCGTCACTTTACCAGGTAAATGCCGGCACCTATATTTACGACATGACGGCGGCGCAATTAGCCGACCTTCTCCAGATTGTGCAAACGATACTGGATGATGCTCTGCTTGATGGTGGCAGCCAGAACCTCTGGGCGCTGGACTATGTCGCCGCAGAGTATGAGCGAGGAACGCAGCAGGCCTTCACGAATCTATCGGTACAGTCGCCGGTTTACGCCAGCCAGACGACACTGCAGCAGCTGCTTTCCAGTCCTGCGTATCAAAACCAGATCGCCAGTGCTTACATCAGCACATACAGCGACTGGAAGGGGATAAGCGACACCGCGCGCGCCGACCTCGCTAACGTCATTGCCGACGCGATAGGCCGCGGCATTAATCCCCGCGAGACCGCCAGTATCGTCAGTAAGCGCCTTGATGTGTCGATGTCGAAGGCCAAGACCATCGCTCAGACTGAGCAGGTCGGCGCGCTGCGCCAGGCGCAATGGAACGAAACGGACTGGGCAGCGGATCGGCTTGGCCTGAATACCGGCCTGCTGTGGCTGTCGGCGCTCAAACCGACGACGCGCAGCTGGCATGCCAGCCGTCACGGCAAGGTTTACACCACCGAGCAGGTGCGGGACTTCTATGCCGAGAACGGCAACCGGTACAACTGCTATTGCAGCCAGATTCCGGTGCTGCTCAACGACGACGGCAGCATTTTCAATCAGGGGTTGTCTGATAAGCTTGCAAAAGAAAGGGAATCATGGAACGTTATAAGCCCCTAAAGGAGGATAGCGTATGCCATCAAAATTCGAACAACTCTCAGAGCATTTAAACGAATATGCCGCAGCATATAGACAATATTGGAATGATTTAGAGACTATAATTATCAGACTTGAGAGTGAGTTAGTTTCATATTTTGGCATCCCACATAACAATATCGTTAGCGATAGTTCCGATAAATTTCATAATAGATACATAACTGTAGGAGCTAAAGGGGATACATCTCAGTTTAGTGTCCGTGATGTAAGGGATGTGAAAGAGCTAAAAAGAAGCCAATCCGACAGGAAGATTTATTTTGCAGTTTTAGTAAAAATTGAAATTAATCAAGAAAATAGCGTAAGTTATGTAAATAATTTTTTTGCCGCGGAAGTCAGTATCTCTGATAAGAATTTTGTTTTCAAACTTTCACCTGACTTAGGTGACGATATTGTTATCAATACGCCAAGAGCAGTTGCAAAAACGGTTTCTTTAGAAAAAGTATGCAAAGCTATTTATGAATCAATCATGAATAAATACGACCCATCTTCATTGTAGTAATAAATGTAAATCTTAGGCCGCCGCAGCGGCCTTTTTTATTGCCTGAAATCCACCAATGAGGACCCAGCATGAAACGCAATCGCGTTAACGTGCTGACCGTCGTCAACTCCGCTTCAAACATCACTACTGAAACCATCGACGGCAAGCCACATATCGTGGTTCGTGGCATCACGCCTGTCGTGGACGATATTGTGATGAACCGGAAGTTGTACCCGGCAGCAGAAATCGAAAAGGCCTACAACACGCTTGAGCGAAACCCGATGCCGCTGGGCCACCCGAAAGTGGATGGCAAGCATGTGTCTGCTCGCGATGTCCGGGCGGTGAACGAATATCACGTCGGCGCATGGCTGCAGAACGTCAGCCACGAAGGTGGAAAGGTGACGGGTGATATGTACGTTAACCGCCAGTACGCCGAGTCAAGCGAGAAGGGCAACCGCCTGATTAATCGGCTTGATGAGATGATCGCCGGTACCAACTCAGAACCCATCCACATCTCCACAGGACTCCTATATTCCGGCATTGCCGCTAATGGCGAGTCGAAGGGCAAGAAGTACAACGAGATCGCCACCAACATGATGTTTGACCATGTGGCGGTGCTGCTCGATGAGCCTGGCGCCGGAACTCCGGAAGAAGGCGTGGGCATCTTCGTCAACTCAGAAGGTCATGAGCAGCAGATCGAAATTGCTCACCTTGCTGATGGTATCGACTGCACCCGCGAAGGTCTGCTCAACAAGACAAAATTCTTCTTCACAAACGCCTCCAACTTCTCTTTTGACGACATTTCACGCGCCATCAGCGACAAGCTGCGTGAGGGTGACACAGAAGATAAGTGGCTATGGCCAGAAACGGTGTGGCCAGACAGCTTCATCTACCGCGATGACACCAGATACCTAAAGCAGAAGTACCTCATCGATGATGACGGCAAAGCCGTGTTCGTCGGCGAACCTGTAGAAGTCGTGCGCAAACCCATTGAGTACGAGATTAAAACCAACGGAGAGAACGATCCGATGAAAGAACTGATTATCAATGCGCTGCAAGCCGCGGGTAAGCCGACTGAAGGCAAGTCCGATGCCGAACTGATGGACGCTTACAACCAGTTGGCGGCTGAGAAGGCGGCAGCCAAAAAAGAAGGCGAAGAAGACATCGACCCCGCAACCGGCAAGCCCAAGAAAAAAGAACAGGCCAGCAACAGCGAAGAAGCACCGGCATGGTTTAAACCCTTCGCTGACGATCTCGCCGCTGTTAAGTCTGGCATTGCTGCCAACTCTGACAAAGAGAAAGGCGAAAAGCGCGCTGCCGTAAAAGCTAAATTCGGGCTGGGTGACCTCGCAGTGAATTCCCTTGACGGCGCGGCTCTTGATGGCTTGTTTGCTCAGTGTCAGACCTCCATCGGCCTGAATGGTGCATTCCGCCAGGTCAACAACAACGATTCTTTCAGCGAGATGCCGGAGTAAAAAATGGCTAAAGACGGGAAACACGTAATTCACGCGGGCGGTATTTTCCCCAACCCGCAACTTAATCGTGAAGGTTCTGCGGCCGCAGCGTTTCTGCCGGGTACCGTTATTTTCTTCAGTGCAGCTAAGCCGACTCCGTCGGTTGACGGCACCGAAGATGCGATCCTCTACGTCGCTAACTACGACTATCTGCGCTGCAAAACAGTTGACGATGCCTATGCTATCGGCGACTGGGTGGTAAACATCCAGCCAACTCCGGGCGTATTTCTCAACGTTCGCGCTGCCGCCGGCACCTACACCAAAGGTCAGCCGGTTTCTGTGGCCAACGGCCAAATCAAAGCACTGGCAGCAGATGAAACCATCTTTGCCTATGTCGAAGATGACAAGTCCCTGACCGCTGCAGCAGGCGATCTGGTTCGCGTCGTGTTCAAGTAAGGAGAGACTGAATGTTTGTATTTTCCACCCGACGCGCGACTGAGACGGGCAACCTCGAAGCGAACCAGGCGCAGTTCAATGAGCTGCAACTGGCGCGCAACATGAGTGCTCAGGCCGTTGCTGATTTCGTATCCCGCACCCGCTGGCGTGGTGATGCGGCGAACACACCAGTGCTGGACGCGACGAACGCTGTCGACGATATCCGCCGCCTGTATCGCGCTTATGACCAGACTGTGCTGGCTGAATTCGAACCAACTACTGAATTCACTCTGCTTAACGACCTGATCCCGTTGTCCCGCTCTGTCCGTCTTGAAGAGTCCGTGTACGAGTACGCTCGCACCGGTGGCCGCGGCTGGGCGCATACCTCCATGTCCGGCCAGATTGGTGCGGCGCTGGATGCGCGCGCGTACACCTTCGACGGTACGATGGTTCCGATCCACGACTCTGGCTTCAAATTCCAGTGGCGTGACCCGATTTTTAACAAAGGGTCTGCTCTGGCTTCTCTGGCCGACGCTCAGCGCGGCTCTGTTGATGATGTTCGTCGTCAGTACGTGGATTACGTCTTCAACGGTTTCCGCGATTCCGCCGGCAACTATATCGCCTTCGATGGCAAGACCTGGAAGGGCGTCAAAGCCGATGAGCGCGTACAGATTGTAGATCTCAGCGCTTCCGGCCTGAACATCGACTTCACCAGTGCCAGCGCAACGGCGGAGCAAATTCGCAACGCGGCTATCGCACTGCGCGACGTGATGAAGCTGACCAACCTGCAGTATGCGCAGCAGACCTGGTATGTTTCCGGTGAGATCACCTCAAACCTGGAGCGCTACTTCAGCGACAATTACCAGTCTGACACCATTCTGCAAGAGCTGCTGAAGCTCTCAGGCATCGCTGCCATCAAAGAAGATGCGCAACTTTCCGGTAACCAGATCCTGATTGTTCCACTGACGGCCGGTGTTATCGCTCCGATTGTCGGTCAGGCTGTCGGTACCGTTGCTGACCCTCGCCAGTTCTATAACAGCGATTACGTCTGGCGCACCTGGGGCGCGATGGGCCTGATGGTTAAGACCGACATCAACAATCGCAAATCCGTTATCTACGCGCACAGCTAAGGGGGATTTATGGCACTGGTAAAAGTGGTTCGAGACAACCTGCTTTCCGGTGCCAATCTCCAGAAACTGGAGGTTGGTGCGCAGGTTTCGGTAAGCGGCGATGTCGCTAAGCGTTGGGTAGCCGCTGGTCTGGTTGAAATCATTAGTGATGATGATCAGGTGCTGGAAGTGGCCACACCGGGTGATGCTGCAGAGCAGGCAGAGCAGGCAGAGCAGCAGGAAGAATCTGCCAGCAAATCGAAGAAGGCGAAATAACCATGGCTGTAGTGCAGATAACTGCCGAGCAGGTAAAGCAGCAGTTGTCTGCGCTCGGCTATACCACAGTTCCCGACTTCATGATCAACGCCTATCTGTGCAAGCTGTCGAGCATCCAGGCATGCTTAGATAGCGCTGGGTATGACGAGTGCGACCAGATGCTAATTCAGGTTTATGCAGTCACTTTGATGGCGCTGACGGCTTATTCGCAACGAATTAAGTCGCAGGGCGCACCGTCTGGAGCGTCGCGCTCGTTTGACTATGGTGACAACGTCCTCAATATGCGTGACGCGCTGCTGGCATTGGATAAGTCCGGATGCACCTCGGAACTGCCGATCGACGTCGGTCAAAAGGTTGGCCTATTCCTCGTTGTCGGCGGCTGCTAATGGCGTGGGTTTCAGTTCAGCAGCGGCTGCCGCGGACGTTTACCCGGGTGTGGGTGATCACCGATACCGGCCAGCAAACCACAGCCTACGTTAACGGTTCTGGGCAGTGGATGATTAACTGCCCTCGCATACAGGCTACTGGCGCAATCGTGCTGCGATGGAGGGATGACTGATGTCGTCTATAGCTTCGTGGTCTTACACCGCGACGGCGACAATCTGGCGGCGCATACGCGATGCTGACGGTAGCGATACCGACGGCGGAGGTCAGCCGTACGGGTGGGAAGCGCCGATCGCTATCCTCTGCGACTACCAGGGCGGACTCTCTGCAAAAATCGGTGACCTTGGCCGGGAGATCGTGGTTAAAAACACGATATGGACCGAGTACGCAACGGCGCGGGAGGGAGATTACATCCTGATTGGCGGGTCGACCGATGCGGCTCCGCCGGATGAGGCCGATGAGATTCGGCAGATCGTCCAGTTCGCAGATACGTTCGAGCGACTGGCTGACGATTTCGCACTGATTACGGGAGTCTGATTATGGGCGTTAAAGTTCGGGGAGTATCTAAGGTCAGCAATAATATCAACCGGCTGATTGATAATATCGAAAAGCGAAAAACCATGCGGGCGCTCTACTCTGCTCTGTTTGAGATTGGGCTGGAGTCCGCGGTGCTGGTTCCTATCGATACCAGCACTCTGGTTAACTCTCAGTTTAGAGAGGTTGTTATCAAGGGCACCAGACTAACCGGGAGAATTGGTTATTCTGCAAATTATGCGGCGTACGTGCATGAGGCCAAAGGTATTCATCTTGGAAAAAACACCCCGCGCCCTGTAAGAAAAGGCGAAGCGCCCGGCTCCCGTGGAAATATATGGGATACATCAGGCGAGCCAAAATTCCTTGAGAAAGGTGCTGAAAACGCCAGAGACAGAGTTGACGCAGTTATACGCAGGGAGATGGAGCTATGACACCTCCTATGCACAGGCGGGTTCGAAATGTCTTTGTTGAGTCAGGATTGACTGCCGGATACATCGTTCAGTCACTGTTATGGAATGATACCGGCAAGGCATCTGACCGCTTTATTGTGTTCCGACCAAATGGTGGCACGCCAGTAGATCGTGATATGGCCGCTGATTACTACGTCATGGTGGACGTGATAAGCAAGGGAAAGGCATCTGCTGACTATGCGCAGTCAGAGAACGACGCTCAGGCCATCATCGATTACGTGCAGCAAAACCCGATGACGCACACCTGCCTTGGGCAGATATCCAACATGGGCGGAATTCCTTCGCCTGTTATCACAGCCGAGGGGCGTATGGTGTGGCGCCTGCAGTTCGCCTGCCTCTTTGGCGGATAACACCGAATAAAACCACATAAGGTCGCCTGGAGCGGCCTTTTTTATTATCTGAAGCGAGGTAAGCAACGATGCAAGGCTGCTCCGACAACGGACAACTAATTGGTCGCGCTAAGACGCTGGAACTGGCTTACGGCTGTGCCGACCAGTTTCCGGCGGAAGGCGACTGGAAACTGATGGGGTTGCCAACATCGGCAACGTGGGACCTTAGCCCGGAGGCCCTGACCTCTGATGCTGATAACGGCGGATTCAGTTCAAACCTGATTGCCAGTCTGGACCCGACCTACTCCATCGAAGGGGAGGTTCGCGTTAAAGACCGCACTGATGAGTTTGGCATTCAGCAGTTCGTGAAATACATCGTCGATGAGGTTCGTGCCCGCCGCCAGCCTGGTGTATGGATGCGTTTCCACTGGGGCGATTATTACCACATCGGCTATATGGTTCCATCAGGAGCCAGTGACGGCGGTGGTGTGAAAGAAATCGTGACCTACAGCTTAGAGTTCAAACTGGCTGACGGTCAGACTTTCCAGATCACCGAAGCTGATGGAGACATTCTGGTTACCGGTGTAAGTGTTGCGCCGACGACCAGTTCTATTGCTGCTGGCTCCAGTACTACATTCGCAGTGAATATTGCACCGGAAGATGCTGATAACAAACTGTTCACAGCCAGCTCATCCGTGCCGGCACGTGCAACCGTCGCCATCACTGGTAATACGGTAACCGTGTCAGCGCCGTCAGGTGCAACGGCGGGAACAGCAACAATTACTGTGAAGACGGTTGATGGTGAATTCGTGGCTACCCACGTGGTTACTGTCACGGCGTAAGCAAAACAAAGGGCAGGATCCTGCCCTTGATTTTGTTTACAGGAGGCAGCAAATGGTTCCGCTAAAAGAGCTGGGAGAATGCCTGGTAACCGTCGGGGATCGGGATTATTTTTTCCGGCCATCATTCATGGCTATGTCGCGCATCGGCGAGCCAGCAGAAATAGTTCAGACGTTCTATGACCTTTGCAACGATGAAATAACACCTCTCATTCAGAGGGTTGTCGAAGCGTACGGCAGAGTGCCTGAATGGCTGGCTAAACACCTTTCTGCTTTACATCTTGATAAGAAATCTCTACTGGCCGCCCACACGGTCCTCACCGCTTGCTGCAATGATGACATAGGTGATCTGGTTGGCTGGATGAAGCCCGGCAAAACCAAAAGAAGGGCGTTTGTGTGGCATAAGGGCGTCATGAATCCGCAGGATATGGTCATCCTTGCACAAAGTCTGATGATGCACGGCATTATCGGAAAGGCCAAAGTACGCAAACTTCAGCGCCATGAGACAAATGAAAAAACCAGTGAGTTCCGGGCTGCCGATTACGTCATCGCTGCACGCAACCACTTCGGGATCAGCAGAGAGGAAGCTGAAAACCTGACGATGACCGAGTTTCAGTTAATGCTCATCGCCAAATACCCGGATCAGAAAGGGTACACCCGCGAAGAGTACGATCACGCAGCTGATGACTACTTTGCGCGCCGGAAGCGCAGACAGACTAAAGCCAACCAATAAACCAGCCTCGGCACAGTCCGGGGCTTTTTTATACCCGCAGTAAAACGCGCACTCGCGTGCGTCTTCCAACAAGAGCTTTCCGTAGTGTGAGTCTGAGACAGGGCGGTGGATTTCATCGTTCCGCTCTTGGCCGCCCATGTCTACGCGAGCAGGCTCACACCACAGAAAGGTAAATACGATGAAATATCCAACCGTATCAGTAAACGGCGTCTCCGTTCGCGTAGATGGCGCAGGTCGCTACAACCTGAACGATCTACATGCTGCGGCTGTGGCGGAAGGCAAAGCCACAGAATCACAGCGACCCGGTGAATTCCTTAAAACAAAGCAAGTAAGGCGGTTTGTGCAGGCCCTGAGCGATGCGAAGAAAATCGCATCGGTGTTAACCATCAAAGGTGGACCGCTTCAGGGGTCATGGGGCCTCGAATTAATTGCCATCCGTTATGCTGCGTGGCTTAACCCCTTATTCGAGATAAAGGTATACGAGACATTCCAGATGCTAATCCGTCATGGCATTGACGCTATGTCACGGCTGAACAAAATCGACCATATCATCAACACTGAAACCAAAGCGATTAGTCAATGCGCAAGTCGAATGGGCAAGTGGGGTGCCGGTGGAAGAAAGCGCCTGCTTATGGCCACCCGTGCCCGTGTGGTAGACGAGGTTCAGATGTACCTCCCTGGATTTGAGGCATAAATGATGCGGCATGGACGCCATGTATTAATTCTCTTATGACCACTAAAACTGGTAGTCCCTGTCAGTCTTTTAAATGATGTTAATATGTTTCCAATTAAAACAAAAGGAAACATAGAATGAAGAAGTTACTCATGGTTATGATGGTTAGCTTTGCTTTGGCAGGGTGCGCTTCAAGCGGAAATCAGTCGCTAAAGAAAGAATCTGAGGCAAGCGTCAAGTCAAAAATAGTTGAGGGCGTAACGACCAAATCCGATATCAAAAAAACCTTCGGATCCGCCTCAAAGACCTCCTTTACTGATGGCGGTAAAGAGATATGGACTTACGAGTTAGCTGATGTTTCCCTGGATGCTGTCAGTTATATTCCGGTTGTTAACTGGTTTGGTTCTTCTGCATCGGGAACGAAGAAAGAACTGGTCATCATGTTTGATGGAGACAAAGTTCAGCGCTATTCAATGTCAGAGTCTCCGGTTTCAACGAAAACGGGTGTTTTCAAATAATAGTATTTTGATATTCAGACCCGCTTAACTGCGGGTTTTGTCGTATCGCTTCCCCTCTGCTACGATTGCCGCATCATTTACTGATGGGGATAGGGATATGAGGGGTTTTATTGCGCTTAGTCTTTTGATGGCCTCAGGCGTGGCTGTGGCTAATGAAAATCTTGTTTGTGAGTATGCAGTCGGGGATTTTTCTTCATCTCCAACTCTTCTCACTAAAGGCAGCGCAAATGTGATATTCAACGGAAAATCTTTTACAGCATATAGGCCAGGAGGCTCTTATGTAGTAAGCCCACCACTGACTGAAAAGAAAGATGGTATGATTTTCATTGATGATAAAACAAAGGTATTTGCCGCCAGCCAGGACAAATCTAACTTTGCTGTATCTGACCGAATAAAGAAAACCACGGAGCAGTGGGCTAAATGCGAAATAGATAAGGCATCGGCACTACAAAAAAAATCAGAAGATGAAATGAGGATGGTTGAGAGTCTCTCTGGAGCAAAAGCAAAGTCATTTTTTATGAAAGAAAAGCACGCCTTTACCACAAACTGCCTAGTGTGGGAGGATGTTACAATGATTACTGGCCGTTACCCTGCAATGATTATCGCTGGCAGTGTAATGATGGGTAAGAATCCACGATGGGATGGAAGGGAATATTCCTTTACCTTCAATGGTGGATCGATGATGGCTAGATTTGTACCAAGTGAACCTCGACACAAATTTGTCATTCAGGCTGGTGATAAATTTTATGGCTGTGGTCCATCAGAGATAGATCATAACTATGAATGAACGTTAAAACCCACCATCAGGTGGGTTTTTTAGATTCGTTAGCTATTTTACGTAAATTCATAAGCTCACGTAGTTTTGCCGCGTCAGTATCGATTTTCCAGACAAGCTGATCTATCAACCAGTCTATTCTTTCATTGTTTTTATCAAAATCTTCAGATGTTTTTACTTCTGTAGAGATAAGATCGTTGTAAACCTTACCAAACTCTGTATCCATCTGAAGGGTAAAGCCACCCTCTAGCGTGTCCTGGAGTATCTGCACTATCTCAGAGTTCATGGAGCGGCCATTACGCTTGGCTCTCTCGGCTATGGCATCACGCATACCATCAGGGAAGCGGAGCATGAATTTATCGTATTCGCGGACTGGTTTTTCTGACATAAGCACCTCAAAATTTTCTTGATGCTATCACATTGACATTATCCGTAAATTGAGTCACAGTGATATCATGTCACGGTGACATAATTAGTGAGGGTTGATATGGATACTTTATATACTGAAAGAAAAAGCTCTAGCTTCCAATTGCGTTTGCCAGAAGGGATGAAGGAAGAGATCCGCCGTATGGCTGAAATGGATGGGATATCGATTAACTCTGCAATTGTGCAACGTTTGGCAAAAAGCCTGCGTGAGGAGCGCATGAATGGTCAGTAAAAACAGCGAAGCCCCATTGGCGGCAACCTTTGGGGCTTCTATCGAAAATAACCGCGAAGGAAATATCGACATGAACAGTGTACAGAATAAAGAGCTAAGTTTCCACAATGTCACCCTGGTTCCGGCACCTGTTGCGGATGGTATATGGCTGACATCGGCAGATATCGCTAAGGCACTGGGATATGCTTCAAGCAAAAGCGTTTCGACCATTTACTCACGCAATTCAGATGAGTTCACAAGCAGCATGTCAATGGTCATCAAAATGAAGACCAATGGAATAAACAATAACTTACGTGAAAAATCGGTCCGCGTGTTCTCTCTCCGCGGTTGCCACCTGATCGCTATGTTTGCCACTACAGACAAAGCCAAAGAGTTCCGCCGCTGGGTGTTGGATATTCTGGATCGGGAAGTGGCGCATTCGCCGATTGCGAAGCAGTTCAGTGACGAAGAGCTTTGCTCACTGTCTTACCTGTGGAGATCAAGCGCAGTTATGTACGAAGCCTGCCATAACATTTACCCGTTATTGCTGGCCGCAGAGCACAAATTACTACCTCGCTTTGCCTCGATAGTGACCAACCATGCGAGGACTATAAACAGGACGCGAGATCTTCTTCGCCGCGAAACGAAACATATTGAAGAACACCCATGGGGGGATACTAACTGGAAAAATGTATTTTCATACGGGACGGGAGTATTGCAGTGATGCAAAAAGAAAAACCGCCAGTTGGCGCTGGCGGCTATCACTAACATACATAGAAGGCAAACTCTATGAATTCGATTATCAAACATTTTGAGTTTAAGTCAAGTGAAGGTATGGATGTAAGCATTGATGCAGCCCGCTTCAAAGGAAAGCCTGTATTTCTTGCGGTGCCGCTCGCAAGGGCGTTGGGATATACCAACCCAGCAGATGCATTGAAAAAGCATTGTAAGTCTCTGATTAAACTTAATTATAGCGAATCGCGAGAATTGGGGTTCGGTGACAACCCGCGGGGCATTCAACTTGTTGGTCAGGCGGATGTGTTTCGCCTCATCATGCGCAGCTCACTCCCTTCAGCAGAACGTGTCCAGGATTGGGTATGTGAAGAGGTGCTCCCGGCGCTGATGGATACGGGAACTTACAACATTTCGAGGGACAAGACTTCATCCGGACTTCCTGAGTACCGTCTTGCCAAAGCCGAACAGCTTAAAGCTCAGGCGCTGGAGAAAAACATCGCATCAGCTCGGGAGTTGATGTCAATGTTTCCGCGGCTTGGTGAATCGGCTAACCAGGTGATTGTTGCCACCCTTGTTAACCCACTTCTCGGTCACGAAGTTGTGCCACTGCCGGCGATTGAAGGGCATTACTCAACGGCGGGTGAAGTGGCAGCGCAGCTCGGTTGCACTGCGAACAAGATCGGTCGCGTGGCCAATAAACACAACCTGAAAACTGAGCAGTACGGCAAGTTCTTTCTGGATAAGTCGAGGCACTCGGATAAGCAGGTTGAGGCGTTCCGTTACAACGCCGAAGGGGTTCAGGCGCTTCGCCACCTGATTCACGGTGCTGATGTGGCATAACTCATTGAAATGAAATCAGAATGTAATTTTTCATTCTGGTAATCACCAACCTCGCTCCGGCGGGGTTTTTTATTGCCCGGAGAAAAGTAAATGGCTGGAACGTTTGATGCTGGCAGCGTTATCTATGAAGTGGACATGGATACTTCGCGCTTACTGGCTGCTCGCCGGGAAGTTGATGCGGCGCTGAACGGTCTTAATGGGAGCATGGGTCGTCTGGAGGCCAGCGTTAACCGCACTGAGCGCTCTATTGGATCGATGGAACGAACAATGTCCAGCCTTTCTGGCGTTGCTAAAGGCTTGCTGGCCGCGCTTTCTGTGCAACAGGTTGCGAGTTACGCCGATGCCTGGACTGAACTGAATAACAAAGTCGCTAACTCGGTTCGTACTGGAGAGACGCAGGCCGAAGTTATGCAGCGGATCTTTGATGTTTCACAAGCAACCCAGTCATCCCTGAACGGCACGGCGACTCTTTACGCCCGGCTTGAGCGCGGAACCAGAACATACAACACCAGCGCTGAAGACTTAACCCGCCTTACCACCATTATCAACCAGGGATTTGCGGTATCCGGCGCAACTGCTCAGGAAGCTGAGAACGCAATCATTCAGCTATCACAGGGTATCGCTTCCGGCGTTCTGCGCGGCGAAGAGTTTAACTCAGTGTCAGAGCAGGGGAGCCGCCTCATGGTCGCTCTGGCTGATTCGATGGGTGTTTCTATCGGTCAGTTAAGGGCTATGGCCGCTCAAGGGCAACTGACAACAGATGTTGTGGTTAAAGGGCTTCTGTCACAAGGGGATGCAATCGGCAAAGAATTTGCCAACACCACCGTCTCAATCGCCAAGGGATTGCAGGTGGCCGGTAACAACGTAACGAAGTTCTTTGGCGAAAACTCAACGGTTAAATCATTCGCAGCAGGGTTCCGAGACTCTGTTATTACAATAAGCGAAAACCTTGAGACGCTGGGGACAGCCTTAATTGGCGCTGCTGCAATAATGGGCGGGAGGTTTGCTGGCGCGTTAGCAATGGCAACAGCCGCTCAAGCCTCAAGAGTTAAAGCAACCATTCAGGGAATAGTTGCGACAAGGCAATCGGCGCAGCAGGAGGCAGCGGCAGCATCAGTAACAGCCAGAAAAGCAGCGGCAGATAAAGATGCTGCCCTTTCCGCTCTGAATCTGGCAACTGCGGAGTATAACGTAGCAAAAGGATCTGCCGCTGAAGCCTTTGCACTTGAGAACGTTATACGGCTAAGGGGGATTTATGTCGCAACATCCGCCGAAGCAGCATTGGCTAATAATGCACTAGCGGCATCACAAGCCAAAGTGGCCGCTACGGGAATAACTTTTGCTAATACAATGAAGGTAGTGAATGCAGTTACCGCTCCTTTAGGTGGGCCCATTGGCGTAATAGCAATTGTTGCCGCTGGCTGGTATCTGTATTCACAGAGACAGGCCGAGGCCAGAAAAGAGGCAATAGCTTTTGCTGACACCGTACCTGACGTGATTAAGCGCCTCAAGGACATGAATCTTGCTCAAGCTCAGGGTGTTAGGGCTGATACGGTCACCTCAATTGAGGCGCAAAAGGAAGCTATTAGCGATCTGAAAGATACCATTTCAGGTCTGCAATCCGATTACGAGAAATATACAACGCTTGCAAGGCAATACGGAGTTACCGAAGATCAAAATAATGGTTTCGTGATTAAGGCAAGGGATGCCGCAAACGAGTTGGCCAAAAAGCGCAGGGATCTGGATGGAGCGACAGCCACTCTTAAGCAAACTGAAGACGCATTACACCTAATTAACATTCAAGTTAATCAGGGCATTGTTGATCAGATGAGGGCTGCCAGAGATAACGCTATCGCTATCGCTGAAGCAGAAAAGCAAGCGTCATTCCTCGGTGGAACCCAGGCATTCCTGGCTGAAAAACTCGGCCAATCAACGCAGGCCCTTAAAGCCTTCAACTCAGAAAGTCTGAAAATAAACTGGGGCGGGAAAGAAGGCGAGAAGCTAATTAAGCAGGCTGAGCGCCGACTTGCCTTGTCAAAGCTGGAGGGGGAAGCAAAAGCCAGGCAGCAGGCGGCCTATGATGCTGAGGATGCAGGCGTTACAGATGAGCGAGCAATCAAAAGGCTTCAGGATAATTATGCTGCAACCGAGAGAAACACTCAGGCAAGAAAGGATCAGAAGAAGGAAGATAAGGCGGCGGAGTCTGAGGCTAAGAAACTTGCTAACCAGCAGGAATCAGTAGCCCAGAAACTTGCCAACCTCAAACAGCAATCAGAGCTTGCAGCCAGTTCAACTCAGGAACTGAGCCGGGAACAGGCAATCCTTACTGCTCAGCAGTCACTGGGTAAAGGGGCGTCGCACGAGCAAATAGCGCTGGCCGGTAAATATGCGGCGCAGAAATGGGACACGGCGAACGCGCTAAAGGCCCAGGCTGCAGCTGAGAAATTGCTTCCAGAGGCTAAAGAAAACGCCAGCTATGCGCAGGACGTTAAAGACCTGCAAACGGCGTTTGATGCGAAAAAAATCACTCAGCAGCAGTACAATCAGACCAGCGAACAACTTGAGCAACAACACCAGGTTAATCTGGCTAAGATCCGTTCTCAGCAAGTGGTTAACCCGACACAGCAGGCTGCCGCCGAGGTTGATCCTGTTCAACGACTGGCCAACCAGCACGCTCAGGAACTCGCGCTTATCCAGCAGTTTGAGCAGCAGGGTGTCTTGGCCCATCAAAATGCGCTGGCCCTCAAAAACGCAGCCGACACGCAGTACGAGCAGCAGAGGACCGCAGCTCAATGGGAAATCCTCAGCCAGCAGAGCCTCGGCTACAACATGTTGACGAGTGCAGTGGACGCATTCAGTGGTAATGCTTCCAATGCAATCACCGGCCTGCTAACCGGCACAATGTCAGCACAGGAGGCGATGCGGTCGCTCGGTAACACCATCCTGAACAGCGTGATCAACAGCATTGTCCAGGTTGGTGTTGAGATGCTGAAGAACTTCATTCTGTCTCAGACACTCGGGGCGGCGACTCAGGCGGCAAATGCTGCATCGGCCATTGCCGGTGGCGCGGCTGCTCTTGCGGCATGGTCTCCTGCAGCTATCGCAGCATCCATTGCCACAGGTGGCACCGCATCAGCTACTGGCTTAACCGCCTATCAGGGAGCGCAGGCAGCAGGAAAGGCAATGTCCGTGCTCGGCGCTCGCTACAACGGCGGCCCGGTATCAGCTGGCGGCCTGTATCAGGTCGGCGAGAAAGGTAAGCCAGAGATTTACCAGGCCAGCACCGGCAAGCAGTACATGATCCCCGGCGATAACGGGAAGGTCATCAGCAATAAGGATATTAATGGCGGCCAGGTCCAGGTAAACATCCAGTTTTATGACCAGACCAGTGGCGGACAGCATTCATTCCACGCTCTGGCCAGCCAGGAAGGCGGTGTTGTGACAGTGGAAGCTTTTCTTACCGATGTTGATCGCAATGGGCCAATGTCCTCTGCAATTCAAAGCGCTTATGGCCTCGGAAGAAAAGCGCAAGGTGCTTACTAAACCAAACCCGCTCCGGCGGGTTTTTTAATGCCCGGAGGAAACGTGGCAACTGTTCAATACCCTCCGTTCCTGCCGCTTCCCCAGCGCGCCGATCAGAACATGACGCAGGATACAGCCTGGCAGACGACGCAGACGGCGGTCGGCCCCCTGATAATCACGCCGATCACCACAGACCTTAAGGCGACATGGACGCTGCAGTGGATATTCACGCTTGCTCAGGCCGAGCGGTTTAAGTCGTGGCTGCGCTCGCCGACATACTGCGACCGCGGGCGTAACTGGTTCCAGATGCCGATCGACCTGGGTGATACGCAGGGAGTTCAGCAGCAGACGCTGCATTTCGTCGATATGCCGGTGCAGACCAGCAAAAACGGCAACATTGTCACCTGGGCGGCAACGGTTATCAGCAACGGTATCGAGGACATTACCGAGGACTACGACGACTGGATCGTTGAGGCCCAGCCTGGCTATGGATACTGGCTGGATTACCTGATAACCGAAGTAATGCCGAGGGCTGACTAATGCCGACATTGAGAGAGTGGAAGGAGCGCCGGCCGGCGAGCGACATCAAACAGACGGTGGAGTTTTATCACCCTGCTTTTGGTTATTACCGGGTGGTCAATAACCTGTTTCGCCCGGCGACGTTTGGCGGAAACTCGTTCGAGCCTGCGCGGTTCAGCGTGACCGAGCCGGCGCAGGACGGAACGGCAGTTATATCCATGACGATAACCTTTGTTGCCGCGACGGAGCATGTTCGGCAGACACTGAAAAGCTGGCGCGGGGCGGCGCGCATGACGCCGATAAAGTGCCTGTATCAGCAGTGGAATGCGATCGGTGACACTACATCCCTGAAAGACTGGACGCTTTACGTGAACGACATTTCAGCCGATGCCAGCAACGTCACCGTGACCGCTGGCAAGACCAATCCGCTGACGCTGGCCAACTCCATCATTTACACCACGAAAGACTATCCCGGGCTGATCACCGTATGACACAGAGCGACTTTATCGGGTTTGTTAACGGCAAGCCCTGGGCTAATCGCGCCTGCAGTTTTGAGCAGATGGACTGCTGGGGCCTGGTGGTTCTCTATTACCGGCATGTGCTCGGCCTGGAGCTGCATCACATCGCCGGCTACGAATCGGGCGCGGATTTCATCACCTGCTACGAACAGGAGCGCGCCCACTGGAGGCGTGTGCCGGTGGCGGCCATCGGATGCATCGCCGTTTTTTACCGCGGTGATGTGCCGGCACATATCGGTGTGATGATCAGCTCGGTTAAGTGCCTGCATGCCCGCGGGGAATTTGGTTTCGTGCGCTGCGATAGCCCGCTGGCATTACTGAAGGTTTACAGCAAAGTGGAGTACATGGTGCATGGTGCGATATGAGTTACAGAGGCTGCCTGGCGCGCCGCTGCAGCGGGGAACGGTAGATGCCGGCACCACACTGGTGAGTCTGCTGGATTCCCTGCAGCTGCACCGCGATGTTATCGTGAAACTGAATGGCCGAGCGCTGCCTGACGATTACGATATCAGCCTGCCACTGCGATCTGGTGACGTCGTGGCTGTGTTCGACCAGCCAGAGGGCGGGGTAGGCAAACTCATCACCACGATATTGCGTCCGGTCACGAAAATCCTCTCCGGCGCGCTGAAGGTGTTCGGCCTGTCAAATAAGCCCAGCGCGTCAGTATCGGTGGCGACAGGCGAATCCCCCAATAATGACCTGACAGGCCAGACGAACCGCGCGCGACTCTACAAGGGGCGCCCGAACATTTACGGCCAGTGCCGCGTCTTTCCTGACCTGATTCAGGAGGCGCTGTTCGAGTTTGTCGACAATAACAAACAGCTTACGGAGTGGTTCGAGGTAGGTTATGGCCGGTACACCATTTCCTCGATCCGCTACTCGGAATCGAACCTCGGCAGCCTGGCGGGAGCCAGTTCTGCGATTTATAACCCGGGTGACGTGATCGGCACGATTGAAGTCGGCTATCAGTTCGATGACGTCGATAACGAGACAGTCCCCGGCCTGAACGAAAGCCAGGACTTCCCGGCCCAGACAGCTACCACGACGGCGCCGACATCAGTGGCGATAGAGAGTAATCAGCTCAAAGCCATTGTGCTGTCGAACGATGATAACTTTGCCTACTTTGCGGCGCTGGCGGTACCTCATCCCGTGTCATTCGTCATTAACGCTACCTGGAACGACGGCGGAACAAGCGTCACACGCAACGTCACCGGTGCCGGGAACATCATCTCCTCGGAGAGCTTTATCGGCGACGATACGCTGTCGTACACGACGTTCTATATTGGCGAGCTCTCCGGAGAGATTACGTCTTTTCCGGGCAATGCGGTCATCAACCCGACGCTGTTCACGCTGAATGACCAGACACCCCTTGTTATCGGGCCGTCAGTGTCGCCGATCGTCTCGACGCAGGTCTGGGTGCATGTGTTGGTTCAGCTCGGCGCGACGGCCGGCACAACGCAATACCGGATCAAGTTCTGGCAGGTCGATGACGACAACAATCAGGTGCCTGGTACGTCGGAGCAGCACGATTATTTCTTCGATAACGACTTCCAGGTAACGACCCGGTATTTCCGCACAACGCATAAGTTTGTCCCGGCTGCCGGGGCGGGGCGCTATGCGGTCACCATCGAGCGCCTCGATAACAGCAATGACGCCAACGTCGTGACACTGATGGCGATCCACGCGGTGAACGTACGCGAAAACGTCGTGCATCCGGAAGACACGATTGCCCGCATCACGATCAAAGGATCGAATGACAGCAACAGCAACCGCGAGCAGAAGTACAACATGCTGGCGCAGCGGCATACCATCAGCTACGACCGGACAACCGGCGCGGTCGATTATACGCTGCGGCCGAGTCGCTCGTTTGCCGACGCCATCCTTCACGAATGGGTGGTTGTGGGTAAGCAGGACGTGGCCAGCATTGACGTCGCCGCTCTTTATGCCATTGCCGATTCGCTGCCGGATGCCCAGCTAGGATATTTCGATTACACCTTCTCGGATGAGAAGCAGCCTCTTGGTGAGCGCATAGCGACGATCGCCAATGTGGCCCGCGTAGACGGCAACAATATCGGCGATGTGCTGACGTTCTGGCGTGATGAGAAAGTGACAAATCCGGATGCGGTTTTTGCGCGCTCAAACATGTTCTGGGATGAGTACAAAGTGGCATGGCAAATGTCTCTACCCGGCGGTTACGACGGCGTGGCGCTGGACTATGTCGACCCCCTGACGAACAAGAAGGCGTACATCTACCTGCAGATCGACAGCAGCGGCATCACTGAGGTTGAGGATGCCACTGTTAACGCGATGCAGATCAGCCTGGACGGTTGCCGAAACGCCACTCAGGCAACCGATAGAGCCTGGCTTGAGGCGAGGAAAATCCTCTACTCGCGCCTGACCATGACGGTGAAAGTACTGGACGAAACGCAAGTTGTGCGCGGTACGGTGGTTCAGTGTCCGGACATGTACGACAACGCGCAGCAGACCGGCTACATCACAGGGAGATCCGGTGACGTATTTTCGACGTCAGAGCGTATCGACTTCTCACTCGGGGATATGTGGGTGGTGATGACCGACAGCCTCGGCAATTACCGCGGGCGCTGGCGAGCCTATCCGGTAAGCGGCAAGCCCAAAGCATTCCAGGCTGCAGCCGATACCTTCGATCTGAACATTTATGACCGTGAAAATGTGCAAAACCCCAGCCGGTATTTCATCGCTACCGACTCGGAACTGAACTCCACAATCTGGCGCGTCGATAGCGCCAAACCCAACGGTGACGATACTCAAACGCTTTCCCTGACTGAGTATTCAGACTCGATTTACCCATAATCAACTTTCGCGCACACCATCGGATTAATACTCTGATGACTTCGTGCGCCTTTTATATAGGGCGACAAGCACATGGCAGAATTACCAACGCCAACGCAAAAGACGGTACCGAGTGATGATATACGGGACCACGTTTATGCGGGCGGAATGCTGGATAAGGTTGTTACCAGCACAGAGTTGAAGTATACCGATCGTCTCGGCGGCGAGCACTACACCGTAGACGGCATGAAGGCTGAAGGAGACAAGGTTGTCGAAGAAACCCGGCAGAACCTGATCCCTCTCAGTCGCCAGTATATGACACTGGCGGCAGCGCAGGCGGACATCGCGAATATTCCAGAAGGCAGCAGCACCTATGTGCGTAGCCCGGACAGCAGCGCGCTGGCTGACGAGTACATGAATGTGGCTGGGACGCTGACAGCAACCGGGCGTAGA